TCTTCTACAGGGGCAGTCTCTTGTGTTTGTACTTCACCGGTATATATTCTACCTGAGTCAGGAACATACATACCCTTGTATGTATTATTGAAATAATCTAAAGCTTCTTCTTCGGTGTTAGCCTTAACCTCAGTTATGTCAGTTTCCCCTGAAGCCTGTTGCTCAAACTGTATCTTAAATGTTTGAGGGCCTTCATCTGTACTTTCAACTTGCTTTAATGATTCATCAACTTTCTTTAGAGTATCCTTGAACTCTTGAACTTCTTCATCAGTTCTGGGTCTGGCTCTAATTAAATCAATACCTGTCTTACCAAGACCACCGACTGTACCACCAAGAGCAAACTCAGTTACTCTTCGCCCTAATGCATCGCCTGTAATTAACTCTCGGTCATCATCATACAATGACTTAGCCATCGCATCTAATGTCAATCCATCACCAAGTGATTCTTGTGTACCTTCAGCTATTGCCGCCTTAGCAGTATTCGCTAATACTGTCTTTAACTGTCCGGAAGGTACTCCTTGTCCTCTTACTAGGTTACTTAATAAATTCTTTACTGTAGGAGTGTTTGCTCCTGGAACTCTAGTTATGTATTTAAATACTGTCGCATCCAATGCACCAGTAGTTAAACCATATGCCCATGATCCACCAACAACCTTATCTCTAGTATCCTTGTCCATCTCTAAGAGATCAAGACCAAGGGTTTGCTCAGCATCCTCTAGGAACTCTATCTGTCTGTTGAAGAATGCAGTACCATAAACTGCCGCCACACCACCTACAGGGCTTCCGACTGCTGTACCTGCTGCACCTACAGCACCATATCCTAAGAACTGACCTAGACCTCTGAATACTTGGCCTGCAAATGCATTGCCATATTCTTCATTAGCATTGATATAATCAGGAAGTTTTTCTTCAGTCCATGATTTAATAGAGTCAGCAAACTCCATTCCCTTCTTTTGCTTTTCTAGTTTTATATCATTAAGACGAACATATCTGTCATAGCTGACATTCTTTAATGACTCAGGTGAGTTGTAAAACTCCTCCTCAGACATTGCTTCATTAGCCATTCCTAGCGATAAATTTATGACTGCACCTTCTGCGGCTTGCCCTACAGTCTCAACTGCCCCAAGACCAAATTGTTTGGCTGATTCAATAACATAGTTAGTACCAATATCTTCATCAGAAAGATATGCACTATACTCAGGATATTGGTCTAATACTCCGGCTACGACTGTTTCGTCATCTGAACCCTGCAACTCAGGATACTTAGCCTTAACTTTTTGTGCTAATTCTTGGCGAGTCATTACTGCTTAGGCTAATAAAATTTAGGTAAGTATTGGTCTATATATAATTCTTCCATCTTTCCAGGAATGCTTCTTGCATAATTTAGTCGCTGGTTTTCTGGATTACTGAAATCTTCAAATGTTATTGGATAGTTGTATTCAAATTTATCAAGATATTTTTGATATGCCTCAGGAGTTTTTTCCACATTTCTTCTTTGCTTTGCCCTGAACTCTTTAAATGTCAGAGGTCTATCTGTAGCAGTAAGGTCTCTAAATCCTTCTTGTTTTATTAATTCAGGTTTAGGGACATTAAATTCACCATAGTCAACCTTGCTAGTAATATCAGAGAAAGTATCTGTATCTTCTAATTTTGCTACTTCGTCTATTTGTGAAACACTAGGTGTTTCTGCTGAAGGTATATCTAAGTTTAATGAATTAGGAATAACAGTATCTGACTCTGTTAATACAGTACCTGTGCCTACTGGTGGTTGACTAATCATTGAAGTATCTACCTCAGGAGTCTGTGCTAATAATCCTGCTTGACTTGCGGCATCATATACAGGGCCACTTGTAACAGGAACTTGTTTGTATTCCGATCTTCCTGGGAGTATATCTCCTATATTGAATCCAGGCTTAGTATTAATTTCTTGTACTACTTGACCACCCACAATTGAGAATCCTTGATTTGTGTAAACACCACCTGGTTCAAATCCTTCAGCCACTTTTTGTTGATCAGTAATACTTAATGTTTCTTGTTTGGCTAATTCACCAAATGCTTCAATCTGTGCAAGTTTAATTTTATTCTGGCTCTTCATGCCCTCTAGAGCAAAAACAGGTATAGCGGCTTGTAATCCCTCAATCCCTACTGAGTTTATAAAGCTAGATGCACCTGCATTTGATTGTTCTTCTGATAAACTTGGATTAATCTGCCTAAGGAAGGAAGCTATCATAGGATTTGCTTGTTTCTTTTGTTCCTTCTGCAACCTCTTCTCATTAAATTCTTCAATGCCTTTACCGACTGATTTACTTAAACTATCTAATGCTTTTGCATTAATTGCTGCCGCATTAGTCATGCCTTGGGCATATCCACTATAATCTAATAACCTTGGGTCTACTTTACTGCCTACTTGTAATGCCATAATTAAAATATCATATCTGCGATTCCAGTACCAATTGGCCCACCTAGAGCGCCACCTGCTATCTTACCTATAGCACCCAGACCACCTGCACTACGACTAGCATCAGCTTGTGCTTGTGCGCCTAATAAACTCATGTCTTGTGACCTTTGTTGCATAGCCATATTGATACCTGCATTTGGATCAAATAGTTGTGGCCCTTGTTGTTGAGCCGCTATGGAAGCAGCTTGTCCAAATAAGTTAGAACCCATGGATGATTGCTGTGTAGACCTACCAAATAAGAACTGTGATGGATCACCACCAATAGCTCTGTTCGCTTGAAAAGCTGGTTGTAAAAATTGGTCTGTGTATTGGGTTCTGCCTAATACTTCAGCAAAGTCAGCAGATGTACCTGTGCGACCTCTTGATGAACTTGCCGCTCTAGCTGTTTGTTGAATTATTCGCTCTTCCTCTGGGGTTAACTCACCCATAGCTTTTCGAGATAATTTATCTGCTATAGCAGTAGAGTAAGGGTCAGCTGATCTTAGGGCCTCTGTTACACCTCCACCTAGTTCTCCTAGTAATGCAGTCTCTCTTCTCTTTGCCTCTTCTTCAAAACCTATAGCTCGCTCTCCGGCTTTTTGTTGCATTTCGAGCAACCCAATCTGATCCTCGTCACCGAACAATGCGGCTTCTTGGTCAGCTAACTCTAGAGCAGTATACTGTGGTCTATAGGTTCTCTCAGCCTCGATGAGTCTTTGTTGAAGTAAAGGGTCTGTGATACCTTCTGCTTTACCAAAGTCTGAACCAAATAAATATTCACCCATAGCCTTGCCTGGATCAATAGGGTCTGGCTGATTGATTGTTGTTTTTCCTTTTCCTCCCATTATGCTTTAAGTAATTTGTTAAAATATTTTACTGATAAATCTATCTTAGTTGGTACACCATGTCGGTGTCTTATTCCTATTAATTTCTTTATCAGTACATTCGGTTCTTTTGAGAATAAATCTAATGTTAATTGTTTTAATACTTTTCTGTTTTCTGCAAATAAGAAAGCTAAGAATATTGAATCACCATTTGGATCATCTTCTTCCCAACCTCTAATAAATTCCCATCCATCTTCGTAATTACAATTGTACCACATATGTACACCCACAACTTCTTCACCATCATATATAACTGATATTGTCTTTTTAAACATATGGTAAGTAACCATTGTGGTGATAATATCCTCTCCCCAATCATCAAATACTTTTCCATTTTCTTTCCTTAAACAATAATCAACTATCTTCTTTACCTCACTTGGAGTGCCATTTATCTCCAACCATTTACGAACATGATTAGCTAGTGCCATAAATTATCTACCTATTGCAAACCAATATACTTGTCCTGAAGTATCTAGCCCATTGCGAATTGTAAATTCAGATGCTGTAACATTATCAACTGTAAGTTCTCCTGCTCCAGTTGTTGCTAATCCACGATATTTAGTTAATTGAACTGTTATAGGTACAGCATTAAAATCAGTACCAAACTCTATTGTTTGACTCGAATCAGTACCAACACTTGCTGATATCCCCATTTTCATAATCAAGCCATTAGGAAGGGTTACTGATTCTTCACCAGTATAGCTAGTTGGCACAAAACCAACTGTAGGTGCTGCGGTTGTATCCACATAATCCTTGATAGCCTTAGATGTAGCTAACTCATCATGATTAGCTGATACTGATGTTAAGTCCTCATCAACAGTAATTTGTTCAACATTACCAGTTTCATCACTTAGTCTTCCTAATACTCTATCAGTAGATATCTGTTGTATGTCATCCAAGTTAATAGAGTTAGCGGCAATGTTACTAGTTGTAATCTGATTAACCTGTAGTTTACCCTGTGAGTTAAGTGTAACACTAGAGTTATCTACTGCACCAGGTGAGAATGTTGAATCCCCAAACATTTGATTGAGTTTAGTGGCAGTTAACTGCTCACCATTTGCGAAATTTTTACCTGTGTTTACTACTGACATATTAAATTTCCTGTACTGTTATTGTTGATACCCCTCTAAATTTTCTAGGGCCATCAAAATTACTTTCTGTTCTGTTAAAATACAAAGGATAACTATTATAGTAATTTTTTACTTGTAATTTAAATGTAATGGTATCTCCAACAGAATAAGAGAGTCCACTTGCACCTATGTGTATAACAAGCTCTCCTCCCCACTCGTCATTGTTCAAATCCATATCAAGTATTCCATGAACACTTGTTCGATTGCTAGGACTATCAGCTACAACTACATCTGCATATGAGCCAGAATTTACTTTATATTGTATTCTACCCCATATCATTTCAGAAGCATAATTTCCCATGAGTGCTTTTGTATTAATTAAAAATTTAGAACTAGCTAGTCTAGGTGTAATGGTAACTTCCAAGGATGGAAAGTCTGTAAAAGCATTTGTATCAGATGCTATGGAAGCAGCAGTAGAATTAGTAGTAACAATATTTGGTCTAATATATGTATCCACATAAGCCTTGATACTACCATCAGTTGCTAAAGATGTAGCACTAGCACTAGCCAATGCATTATCTGTGTTAAGTGTTAATGCCTCTACATCGCCTGTTCCGGCAGTAGTTCTGCCTAATATTTTATTTGTATTAACATGTGCCATTCTAGCTAATGTAACACCTTCGTCTGCTATTTTAATACCAGTATCTAGTGCTAATCCACCACCAGTCACTACTGCTGTTGGGTCAAATGATGCATCATTTACATGACCATTCAATTGACTAGCTGTTACTGCATCGCTTGCTCCAAAGTTGTTAGGGTAAGACCCTGTGTTTGTTCCTGATCTGATTACTCCTGCCATATTATCTTGCTTCGTTTATTGATCTAAATGTTTCTGATGCGGCTACCTTGAATCCTTTGAATCTAGGTCTACCGGTTGTATTTTGTAATTTAAACTCCATACCATATGCTCTCTTATTTCCTATTCTACCACGAATGGCAACATCTTCTCCTTTAGTTGCTATAGAATATGCATTTCCATTATTTAGCAAAAACTCTGAATCTAAGTTTTCAGCTACTGCTCCTAGTCTAAATGTGGCACTTGCATCAACACTAGACTCAGCTAGTATCTCAAAGTTTTCAAATCTTTTTCGGTCAATTGAGTTAAGGTTATACATACGAGTTGTAGCAAATCCATTGGTGTTTTTACTACTTGGGTCTGTTACTCCAATCTCAGTAATAACTGAGTCAGTACCAGTTAGCCCAATATCTAGTCTGTGTACACCACCCTTAGAGTTTACTACATATACACCACGAGCATCACCTCTACCTGCTACAACCAAATCTAATATATTCCAATCAGGGTTAATAGCAAAGTTTGTGCTACTTGATTGTTCGCTCACATAGTCAATGGACTCCCAAGCATTGTTAAGGAAATTGTATATTAGTATGACATTGTTTTCTGTAGCACTTACATTTCTGACTAAATTCTTTGTTGTGTCAGCTGCATCAAATGTATTCATTAAACCAGTTATTGGATCAACATACTCAAGTGCCTCTCTCGATGAAAAGAATACTTGGCTAGTGTTAACACTCTCTACATAGTTCATAGGAACTGCAATGTAGTATCTGTTATCAAAGTAAACAGCAGTTGCTTTACTAGCATTATCTTTGTTGATGTTCTGTACATTAACATTGATTGGTTCACTAAGTGGCATTTCGTTACCACGAAGGTTATACTCATCTTGGAAATCAATAGCATACACACCATTATCTGATAAGAATAATATCCTATTACCAACTTGAATAATACTCTTACGAGCTATACACCCAACTTCGTTGGTCAAATTCTTTACTGCTGCGGTCTGTAGGTTCAAGCTACTGACTACTAAGTGAATACTATTTCTGTTAAATACCACCAGGACATCTTCAGAGAATGAGTGCATGCCTACATTAAAGTCAGCACCACCTGCATTAAATCTAAACTGACCGAATACTTCATCATAAGTATCTGTGTCTAATAAGTCAGACACAATTAACTCATCTCGGTTTCCTCTATCAGTAGTAAGGCCTGTATCGCTTACATCAAAGAAGAATGGTACAACCAACCTCTTTTGGTGATATATACCATAAGGTGGATTCGGCATATGTCGGAATCCCATACTTAGAGCTATTCTCTTTGAAAATACAGGTTGAGCTAAATAACTATCACCCTCTGTTATATGAACACTTGTCTTCTCGGATTGTATAAAAAACTCAAAACCTTCTGCAATTCTTACTGTACCACCACTAGAGATTGCAGTATTTGATGTTTTATATATTGTAAAAGTATTAGCATCTGGCACTTCGGCAACAAACCAATCAGCATTTAATGCACCTTGAGAAGTTCCTGCTATTGTTATAGGATCACCTACAGATAAACCATGTCCGGTAGCAGTAAATACTATTCTGTACATAGTTCCATACTCTGGGTTTCCATGACTATTATCTCCTGCGGCAGATGATCCTATCGCAGAAGTGTCACCTAATGTGAATACTTTTGATACATTAAACTTAGAACCAATAACAAGACCTGATACATTTGTGTCATGTATTTCTCCTAAAAATTCTAACTCATCACCCAATACATAGTTGTCAGGATTCTTATGAACCACACCTCTGTTTTCAACTTGTGCATATTCGCCTGCTTGAGTAGCAACCTCAATAGGCTGTGTATACTGACCACTAGGAACTTTTTTGAATGCAGGTATCGTATGACCAAATGCACCCACTACTGCCGAATAATCATCAGAAGAACCACTTGGAGATGTGTTAGCTACTTGGTATGTAAATGTATCTAGATCAACCTTTGTGATTACAAAAGAACCATTGGGGTCTTCGCTACCAAGTGATAGGTTTTCTATACCGATAAAGTCACCTGTGTCTAATCCATGTGCTACAGTTGTATTAACAGTCACAACCCTAGAGCTTCCTGGTCTAGTCGCTGATGCTATATCTAATTGTTTAAAAAATTTATTGCACTCAAGTGCTGCTTGTTCATTTCTGAATAATATGATTTTATTTAACACCTGCAATAACTGAGATGCTAAAGGGACAGTTTCACCTGCCTCGAAAGTCATATTGAATTTACTTGAGTCATTTACATTAACTGCAACTGCATTTGTGACACTAGATAAAATAACAAACTCATCGGTGGAAATCGCATTATCACTAAACCTACAGGATGATGTTACCTCTGTGTTAGTAGCATCATTGAGTGTTAGCTCTAATGATCCACCTGTATGAGGAAGGAATAAATGCTGATTAATTTGTGCATAGCTTGAGGCACTACCCCAATTTACAGGGTCTTGTGGGAATGCTTCCCAAGTTAGCACAATGCCTTCTGTGACCACATACGATGTAGCAGTTGTAGTTAAGTCAAAAGTAAATGTAGTGGTTGTCGGAGTGCCGGTAATAGTTCTCTCACCATTTGGATCAGTATGACCTGGGTCACTTTTTTTTAGTCCCTCTATCACTACCTTATCGCCTGTTGTTAATCCATGTGCAATTGCACCTGTGGTAATAGTTACAACATTGGTTGATACTGTGGCTGCCGATATAGTGAAAGGTAACCTAAGTTTTGTACCTGTCTCCTCTTCTGTAGAAGTAGGTAATCTAACTGCATTACCTGCTACAGTAAATGGAGATATAACATTAGTTATACCCTTCCTTACTTGCCACTCACCATTACGATCAAGCCGACCATTGACACTAGAGCTAAGTGTACCTCTTTGTAACTGATCAGATCGCAGACGATTGTTGTATCCGGTGAATCCTAAGTCTAGGTCTTCAAGGGTACGATCATCTAGGTTTCCATACTTGTCGTATCTAGCCATTTAGCATTTCCATCTACGAAGGGCTAATGCCTTTCTTGTGGGTCTTCCTTTCTTGTCTTTCATTGGCCCTTTAACACCAGACATTCTAGCACAAAATGATTTCTTTCTGGCTTTCTTTTTACCAGTAGGATTAGACTCAGTAACCGGTGGCTTTAAATTAGCACCAGTCTTTCTTTTAAAGTAAGCTCTGCCTTCGGCAGTTAGTCCACCTTTTTTACTTTTGTGTTCTTTTCTCATGCTTTTTCTTTTTACGAAAGATTGCATCGTAATTCTGTTCATACAATTTTTGATTGTATCCAGCCTTTGGTTGCATCCCCTTACCCATTACTTCTTTCTTTTGTGTTGATATGAAATTCTTTTACTACTTGTCTTTGTTCTTTTGAACTTTGCTTTCTCTGCCGAAGACATCTCTGATTGAGTCTTTGGAGTTTTTGAGCTAACTCTTTTAGATGGTCTACAGGCAGGGTATCCTCGCTTGCTCTTCTCGATATTCTTTCTACCACAAGGCTTGCCAGTTTTTATATCTACCCATTTCTCTTGATGCCATCTTTTGAGGCTCATACTTTCTTTCTCTTATATCCACTAGCAGTCTTCTTCTTGCCATCAGGGCCTTTAACTTGCCCCTTACATACACGAACTGCATATGAGTTAGCATAAGCTGATGGATATACATCATACTTTCTTTTGGCGGCTGCCTTACCTCTAGCACATAACTTACCCACTAGCACTTACCTTTCTTCTTCATCTTTCTCTTTGTAGGTGGTCTACCTCTTTTACTTCCATATGTTCCTTTTCCTTGTGGCATAATTATTTAATGTTCCTTTTTTGGGTTAATATGTTTTTCCTTTGAGCGACTTTTGGTTGCTTAGGTTTTTTCTTTTTTCCGAAAAATATAATTGATGTGATAGCCATGTTATTTTTTTGTTTTAAAATAAGTAAATGCTACAAAAATTCCTACTAATACTGCACCAATGAATCCTGCATCTGCTGGTTCAGGTACACTATTGTAATCAACTGAAAGCCTATAATCTACTTCACTCCAATTGTACTGAGTTCCTTCGTATAATAATCCATCAAATTCACTATATGCCCACTCCGGTATAGATGGTACATAAAAGTAATTGTAATCAGTTGAAGTAATGCTATCGCCCCAACCATAGTCGGAGTCATTGTTGATATCGAGTTCTGAAAATTCGTGGCTCATTTTTTGAAAAGGGATGTAAAGATTGATGCGATGCTCTTGAATGATTTTACCAATATATTATTTTTTGGTAAGAACATCATTATAATAGATATTATACCAATGTATGCAAATGCCATAGCGAGCAGATCGTCTTTGTAGTTACTAAAAATGTACTCTATCATAATATTGGGGATACTGGTCTTGTGTCTGTGTGAGGCTTTATATCATCATCCATTGGTTCGTATGGTGTGTTTACCTGTTCTATGGCATCAGATTTAGCCTCAGATTGCTCTGTAGGCTCTTTTGTTTCTTCCTTAGTATCATCATTAGACTTGACCTCCTTAGGCTCTTCAGTAGTCTCTGAGGATGTTTTATCTGATTTGGATTCCTTTTCTTCTGATTTTTGCTCTGTGCTACTATCTTTCGGCTCAGAAGACTTATCGGAAGAACTATCTTGTGAAGAAGCAGAGGGTGCAGGTTTGGTGTCCTCAGGAGCAGAAGATGATTGAGAAGTCTGTGGTGGTTCGGAAACCTCGGCTACGAAAGCCTGTGCCTCAGAAATCTTCTCGGTAATAACCTTTTGTCCCCAATCATTTAAAGTAGCAAAGTCTACAAAGTTATCAATAAACATTGGGACTTCAAATCTTTCTTCAATGACATCCTGGGCCACTTCTGCTACAAATATCTCTGTACGATCTTGGGCAATATCTACTTGAGTTACTGCCGCAGTAGACACAGCAACAGTACCTGCAGCCCCTAGCTGAGATACTTGTGTTACAACTGGTAATTCCTTGATCCTCTCTATAAGAGATTTTTTAAGAGCTTTAGCCCCTGCTCTAGCAGACTCTTGAGCTTGCTCAATACTTTCCTTAATGTCTGAGGAATCAGCTTGATTATTCTTTTCGCCAAGCACTTCAGAGATTGAATCCCTGAGAGTTCGCAGTTCTTGCTTTGCTCTTTTCTTATCCATTTACAATGACAATGATTCATAATTATTTAACTGATGATGAGCCAAAGTAGAATCCTACGATAGCCAATACTGTTTGTCTTATCTCTGGTAGTATAACATACCCATGCAATGTTTGGTAGCTAGTGCCTTTAATTAAGCCAAACCATTTACTGTATTCATTAGCTACTGTGACCCCTTCGTTACTATGAGCTAGGATGAATGGAGCTATGATTACTCCGAATAAAACTGTTACTACAATAATTCTACGAACAATAGCACCACCATCACCGGTTCTCTTTGCCGCGGCATCTGCACTTTCGTCTGATGCTTTCTGTTTCTTAATTAAGTTATCAACATTGGCTTGCTGGGAAGTTACCATTGTACCAATTAATTTAAAGAGAAAGCCACTTGCACCTCCTCCGAGCATTGCTATAAGTTCTGTTGTCATCTTAGTTCTTGTATTAGTTTAAGTATTGATAAAGTGGTTAACCCTATTATAACACCCTTGGACATTATCCCCATTATTAAATCAATGTCTTGTAGTGTATCAGTTGCGATCCAACCAAATACTCCTACTGATAATCTCTGTAGTGTTTCCTCCATTATGAATATAATACAAAAGGATTATAAAAAAGTCCTGAACCACTAGGTGTTCCTGTGCTTGCAGGTGTTAAATAACTTTGATTTTCTCCAAAGAACATTTCAAATGTAAGCCTTCTACTTGTTCCTGATTGAAGGGTAACTGTTTTTTCTATCTTATTAAATTGTGCAAAATTTGATTGAAAGTAAGGTTGTATGCTTTCTACTGTACAAACATTATTGTTTCTTATACCATATTCAGTATTGCCATTTGAATCTAAGCTAGAGGTTAATCCAGACCAATGAAATTTATTTAAAGCACCTGTTGCAAAATTAAATAGCTGACCTTCTTCTTTAATGTACATAGCATTTACATAATTGTTACTACCTGTATTTTGATTAATATAGCAACCTACTACATTTAAATCTCTAAGTTGGTCATCACTAGGTATCCTAACATATGCACCAAATGTAACTGTAGTAGCACTATCTGGTACTGCTACACCCTGTGACCATCCTTGTCTTGTCCAAGTACCACTATCTGGATAAGCTCCTGGAGTATTAGTAGTGGACATACCACTTAGTGGAAAACTTCTAGAATTATTATTATTTGTATTAGAAGTATTGTCAGGAAAGTTTGTTCCTGCACCATATAGCTTAACACACTTTCTTTGATCGTCTAATGCACCACCACCCAAATCTTTAAATGCAGGAAAGTTTGCATTAAATGAATTACCTACATATGTTTTAAAATCAAAGTCTGATGTAAACAACTGACCAAAGTGAGACCACTTGTTAAAATACACTACACCATTGTAAGCATTTCCAAATGGTGGAGATGCTACTACATCAAATGTAGGGTTATCTAAAGCATTACCAGGAATGCTAGGTATCAACTCATTACTGCCTGTTGGTCTTCCATTATTGAAAGCACAAGCTAATGACCCATTGAGGACATTGACAGCCGGTTGTGTTGTAATAGACATTACTGTGTGAACTGAGAAGCGGCTACAATTGCAGTACCACCTACTGAAAGGAAGTTGGCTGCCTTAGCTGTTTGTATATCCCAAGTATATGAGTTACCTGCATACAAGATATGACCTACAGTTGCTGATGGTGTTTCATTATTATTGTATGTTACATAGACATCATTGTCTTGAACATCTAATACAACAAACATTGTGTTTTCATCAAAGGTGTAGGAATTGGTTAACTTGACAACAGAATCGGCTACTGATAACATCTTCATGTTACCTGCACTTGGATTAGGTTTTGGGTATAAATTTACTACTAGTGAATTTGGCATTATATTATCTGGTTGATCTGTTTACATAAGTTGATATCTTATGATTTAAAGAGTTGTTATTGTTTATTATATCAATTCGTTCAAGCTCTGTTGCTAGGAACAAATCAGCCTTCTGTTCTTCAAAGGCTGCCTTGTCATGCTGACCATCCATTCTAAGGAAGTCAGCATATGTTCCATGAGAGATATAATTGAAAAATTCTCGTGGTATTGAACCAATCGTAAAACTAGAAATACCTATTCCTGTGGAAGGATTATTAGCTGGATCAATTGGTTTCTTATAAGTTACATATACTGTGCTACTTTCATTGGTCAATGGGCTTAATACATTTGCACCAGATGAATCAACAAAGAAATCATATTCAGTAGCTGATCTATTTAAAAATGGTTGTTCCCTATGAATACGAATAAAATCAGTAATTTGTTCTTTTGTTTCTCTTGTGTCCTCTGAATTAAATACTTCGTATTTTTCAGAAAACTCAACTGTTTGCTTTGGGGTTAACTTAAAATTAGTAAGACCAACAAAATCACCCCATTGTATAACCTCAGTAGGTGAACCATATTCTATGTAAGCACCAGTAGAGTCAGTATCCTGTTGTTTAGCTTGGGTTGTTCCACCTATAAATGTTACAATGTTAGTTACTGGGTCTTTAGTATAAGAGTATGATCCGAAAATCCATCTTCCATCTGTTCCTTTTCTAAATGCATTATTCTCTTTAGCAAAGTTATCTTGGTTAGTTGGTACATAAACATCATTATAAATTGAGCCAACTAATTCAGTTCCATACTTAAAGTAAAGACCATTTTCAAAAGTGGCCCTACTTACCTCAAATGAACTAAGGTTTCTTTCTTCTCCTACAGCCACATATCTATCCCACATAGGGCTAGTGTTGTAAGCCATAGTAAATCTACGATTAGCTAAGTCAACTAAGTTGGCAGTTTCCTCAGTAGTAAAATCATTTACCCCTGATAGGGCTTTGATTGTATCAAACAAATCAGATGTTTTTCTATCTAACATTATGCTTTATTCGGTGATAAGTCTTTGTGCTTCTTATTGAAGTATTGTAAAAATTCTTTAGATAAGACAGTATCTGATCCATACTTCTTAACTAATCTAAAATAATCCCTAGCAGGGATTGTTGCTACACATTTACCTAGTGTAGGGTGAGTCTTTCCAACATTATCTCTAGCCTCTTTACGAGCTATGTCGGTACGATCCTTTTCGTTTAGTTTTTCTTCTAAGATAGCATTGTTGATAACTTGAGCCATTGCCTCGCAATGCTCTTTCTCATCTATCTTATTATCTTTGTGATGTAGTATATCCATTTTATTATTAAAAAAAAGGGGGAGGCTGATACTCAGCCCAACCTCCCCATTGAATTAATTAACCTGAGAAGTTATCTCCAGCTGTTGGGTAGTATTCAAAGAATACACGAACCTTACCAGCAGTAGCTAATGCTTCATCGGTTTCATTTAATGAAACAAATGTAGCACCTACATTAGTGACAGCAGTTCCGAAAGCATCATCACCGGTATTGGTGAAGATTGTTCCGAGAGCCGCTTCAGTACCAGCAGGGCAAAGCTCCACATCAGCGATTTGACCATTAGGGTCAGCAGTATCGCCTACTTGTACTTTGTAGCTTGTGTAATCAGTTGAACCACTATTATCAGCAGGTACATGTTGGTCTACGACTAATGCCGCTTTACCTACAGTCCCTATAAGTTCTGCTGAGTTGAATTGAATGTCAACTGCACCTCCGGTAGGGACATCAGTTTTGATGTCAATGCTACCTTCGTAGTTGAATCCAAGAGCGAGAGTTTCTATGTTAGAAACTTTTTTAAGTTGAATAGCCATAATATTTTACCTCCTTTAATTATTTGATTATACCATGAGCCGCTGGAGCATAAACACCTAGTGTTAATGCACAGTCAACAAAACCTCTTTCACCACCACCCATGTTAGGTAGGCGAGATGATCCCATAGGGATAAGCTCGTGAATACCATAGTAGTCAGGGTTGATCATATAACCACGATCGTGATTAGTTGTTGATCCTGAAACTGTCTCTGGGTTGGTTGTTGGATTCATGTTAACGATAGAAACGATACCGAAATCTGATTGGTAAATCTCAACAGATAATTTAATTGTTGAGTTATCACCATCATAGTTTACACTACGAACAGTTTCAGTTTGGTTTCCTAAGCGAGCATAGTCTGCGATTTGCTTACGAAGTGATGTATCAGCGATAAGAACTAAGTTGTTAGCTTCACCATTTGCACGATAGATCGAACGAATGATTGTATTGAACTCAGTCTCTGTTGTTAATGAACCTGTAGTAGCAATAGATGCTGCAGGAGTTTCGTAATCAGCAGGGATGTCAGCATTAGCACCATCAAGGAACTTACCAAGTCCTCGCATTTTGTAAGGGGCTGCACCTGTTTCTGCTTGACGATCATTGTCTGAAAGAATTGTTGCTTCAACATCTCTTTTCAATTCACGAATAGCTTTTGATTCAGCTTGTGCAACTTTAGCAGGCCCTACAGAGTCAACAGCTTCCTGTAAATCGGAAACCATGAAGTCTCTGCGAAACTTCTGAATGTAATTGCCAAGACGAGCGCGGCTTGCGAATTGGTCTGTGAATGTTGTAACATCAGCACCTTCGCTAATACCTGCTGTTGAGGGATCGGCTAGGCCATCGACTGTCCACTCAACAAAAGTAGCATTTGCTTTCTGTTTGTTGGCAGATGAAAGAGCTGGAGTTTCTTCTGGCGCAAGGATAGTTAAGACATCTGTCAAATCCTCACGATTGGAAACACTCGGCCCTTGGGTTGTAACTGGCTGTAAAGCCGGATTGAATGTATCTGAAATTGCCATTATATTTATGGATTAATTGTTATGATTGTTTGGATAATTGAGCAGTTCTGAGTGAAATGAAATCACCTTTTGATCCTGAATTTTTGAACCTACTGTTCAGGTCAGCCAAAGCCTTCTGACTTTTCTTAGTACGACTTACTGTTGGTGCTGAAGTTGCACCTGTCTTTGGAGGATTAAGATTAACCGACTTAGTATCCTTTATCAGTTTTCTACCATATATACTATTGGCTGCATGAGCTATAATGTAAGGTAGTTGTGCTGATATATCAGGATCAACTGTTTCTTGGAGATTAATGAATCGCTTATCATTTAGCATAGCCTCATAATTTCTGCGAGTATCGTTGTCATCTCCTGTCATCCAAGATAATTCTTCTTCTGCTTGTTTAGCAAATGCTTCCTTAACTTGTTTACTAGTTGCAATCTTCTGAACTTGGTTCAATTGATCTGGTAAGAATTGGTCTCTAGCTTTCCGAGCTTGAAGTAAACTTTTGCGAACTTGTGCTTTAGTTACTTCTTGGCCTTCAACCTCTGTTACCACATCATCTGCCGAATAGCCATCTGATTCAAATAAGGTTTCTTCGGCCCAAGTGATAATATCATTTAACTCTTGGCTTTTATTTTGAAGCTCCTCAACAGTTTTTAAACTATTATAAGGGTTGTTCTCAATAGCCTTAGGCTTATTTAGAATATCATCCTTATTTTCGCTTAACTGTTTTTGTAATTCAGCTAACTTTTCTTCAGCTTGTTTTCGTTTAGCAGTAAGTTCTCCAAATCGAGCAACTGCCTTACTTCCAAGTTTATCTGATAAGTCTCTTAAATCCTCCTCGGACATTTCATCCAAGTTGTACTGTGAAAGATCATTATTAGTAGATTCTTCTGAAACCTGTTGAGTTAACTGCTCAGTCTCCTCTTGAGTTTCTGCTTCCTCTACTACCGATTCTGGGGTCTCCTGGATTTGCTCAGAGGCTACTGCTTCTTGAGTTTCATCTTTTTGACCTAACCTTCTGACTGCGAAGTCAGATGGGGATATGTTGTCCACAGGATTTTTTGCTGACTCTGCGATGTCAGGTGCGATTTCATCTGTCATAATTTGTCCACTTTCTTTGCGCCAAAGCGATTGCGATAAAGTTATTATAACATACTACCCAAATCTTTTTTCTAAGATTCTGTAACCTGCCATTTGTAAAATCTGATCATATGTAATTATCCTACCTGCTATTTGCTGAATGGTCTCAAAGTCAGCCTTGTGTAACTCCTCTATAGCTTCTTCCCTTAGATCACGAATTGTAAATACAAATGTAGCAAATGATTCGTGGTTTGATAATGATTGTAGTGATTCTTCTAGTGTCATAAATTATTCTTCCAATTCAGGTCTTCCTGCTTTGTTGAATTGATGGTTTCCTATCATGAATGTTCCTTTATCTTGAGAAGCATCGTATTTAGCATCTCTTCTTCTGAAGCCTGTACCATCGAAAGTATCCATTGGTAAATTACGATCCAAGATATATGTCATTGCCCTATGGGTATCTGAAGCTAAATGAATAGCTTCTTGGGCTTTTTGGAAATCTTCTTTAGTTGGAGGGTTTTTTTGATCTTTGAATCTTTTATTCTTTGAGTCATATACTTGATACTGATCCTTATGAAACAAGATATCACTAATAGTTGGTTTACTGTTAACACTATTAGGCATATATGTAGATGGCAAAACCTCGCCTGAGTTTATGAGTTCATGTCTGTTGAGTATGCTTTTAGCAACTGCAAACATTCCATCCATACCTTCTCCTCTGGCTTCCAAGGCAACTGCCTTAGTTAAGTTAGCCATGTCAATTTGATTCTGCATTTCAGCAGATCGCTTAGCGCTATACTGTTCTGGAGTCATACTAAATGTTTTGAGTGTCAACACTACCCATAGCAGCAGGCTCTGTACCAATACGACCGATTTGTGCATTCTGTTGTTGTTGCATCATAAAGGTATATTGTCCAACATATTTTTCCATCCTAGCGGCAAATGCTTCATCTGACTGTAGTCTAGCTTGAATATCTGGCTGAGAGCCATATTGTTGGATTACTTGCATTGCAACCTGAGCGCCATTTGGTCTAGCAGGCATTTCAATACCAGCAAAAATCTTAGATAGATCGTCAGTAACTTGTTTGACTACTTGTTCTTGTGCGGCTTCTACTGGTTGTAGAATCTGATCGGCCAACACAGGATCAACTGCATTTGCTATAACTGTTAACAAACTATCAACATTTATTCGACCATTACGATCCATAGCAGTAAGTGCTTGGATTTGTGCAAGTTTCTTCTCTTGAGTTTCAGGGTCTGTGTTTAATACATCGTAAGATATAGTAACATCAAAGTCTTCGTTTGGATCACCTTTGCCAAATGTTTGTGGATCAGGAGAACCAGTAACCCTAAAGAATACACTATCAGGGCCAAATCTTTGAAAACACTTGTAAGCTAGTTTTAATACATCTGCTGAGTGCTTTAGGAATTTATTAACCAAGAACTGTAGCTTCAATTGGCTGATTGGGGTATTATCTAATCCCATCAATCTATCAGCTTGTTCCTGAAGAGTTCTTTCAATTTCTATTGATCCTGTAGGTGGTGGAGGTGTTGGAGCAAAGTCCAAGTCTCCTTTTCTTCGGTAAGGTATATATCTACCAGGGCCAAAGTCTGTTGGTGCTTGTCCGACAGGGTGAATGATTGGCGGCAATGTTGCCAAAGAGTTTCTATCAATTCGTGAATCTCTTTCTACCTTTACTTGGTTTTGAATACCACGAAGCAGATCAGGAGCAGTCATAGTGTCATACAATCTTTTAGAATCCTCTGACAGTTTTGTGACCACGATAGGATAATCTTCATATCCATTGAGTAATTCGTGAATTGCGAAAGCAGGAGCATCTTCGTTCCCACTAAATTGTTTATGGAACACAGTATAGTAGATTCCTTCTGAACCATCCTCTGGGTCAATCAATCGCTGATATCCATAAATTAATTCAATTAACTCCTCTGCTTCGTAGCCATAATCTTGTATAAGATTTGATCGTCTACCCTCTTGTTGCTTTTCTATATCTAATACATCAACACCACGATAGTTCTGAATCATTTCGGCTACAAAGTCTGCATCCCACCCATCTGTGGTTACTTTTAATTCTAACTCCTGTGGAGTATAGAAGTTTCTCCAGAAACAATAAGGTGCTTTCTGTGGATCAGTAACATATGGTGGTAAGAAAAAGTCAAAGTCAGGTGCTAATGTTTTTACTTCAGGAGCATTTACTTGTCTTCGGACTATTGGAAGTTTTGTAGAACCTTTCTTCCTTAGTTCCTTTAAGGCTTTTAAACCTCTCTTTTCGGTTACTCCTTCAAAGGTTTGTTGTAGTAATGCAACCAATGCCTGGTCATTACTTGGATCATCAACAGCTTGAGCTATCTCTGGTGACATTTGGGCAATCTGTGCAATATCTAACTCTTGTAGAAATTTACGATCCTCTCTCTGCCAACCAACATGAGTAATTAAGATACCTCGCTCTAACAAATAGTTACACCCTAGCTCCATTTCTTTCTCAAAGCGATTTATGTAACCAGAGCTAACCATCCACTTCATGAAACTACCTACGATTTTTGATCTAGCTATATCGTTTACTTCAACAGGAAATGCCGAAACATTGGCTCTGCTCAATGAAGACATAAGCATGGCAACAAGTCTTGATATCCTTTCATCGATAACATGAGACTCAATGTCTGAAGCACCTTCCCATGGAAAGGCATCAGCCCCATGTTTGCGAAGGTCACGACTTTTCCCTGCCCAATAGTTTCTTCGTTGATCGTAGGAGTCCCTACATAAATCAAAATATGGTTCTAGTTCATTTACTGTTTGCTCGTAAGCATGGCGCAAATGGTTTACATTAGGTTCTCCTGTCACATAAGTAAGTGACTCCGAAATATCTGTGTCTTGCATATCGTCTTATTTTAACATAATGATCAAACTATCTTCGGAAGAACCATAATATATTGGTCTTCTTCTCTTTCTTCTAGATTAACCATTTGATGGCTTCTTATTTTTCCAATGAATCTTCTAGGTATTTCTACCTTAATGCATCCATTCTTTTCTTTAACATGAACGAATGAAAATCTAGGGTTTGGTGCTATGTTTCGTACCTTACCCCTGTACATTCTTGGTTTCACTTCTTTGATCGGAATATTGTCATCTAATATTTCCTGACCAACTTCATTTATCCAAGTATTCTTTCCTTTTCCGGAAATACTTTCCTCGGTCAATTTGTTAAATGCAATGTCTTGCAATTCTTCAAATGAAATATCGTAGTCTTTGGCTATATCTGTTAATCTTCTTTTTGCCATTAGTAACCTCCTGTATGGTTATATTGGGTTAATAGTTGCCGCTTGTTTACATGGTCAGGGCCTTCACCACCATTACTCATTCTTAAATATCTTATTACATCAAAAAAATCCTTTAGAGCTTCGTCTGCTTTCCCATTACTTCCATAGTTTATGAGTGATTCGATTAGGTTGCCGCATGATCTGTGTATATAGCATAGTGGTCTATTGACTTCGTCTACTGGTAGATTAGGATTATAATTAAACCATTCGTCTAATGCATTGATCCCTATTTCCTCCATTCTACCATCACTTGCAAGGAAGTTCATGTTATGATCATCAAATGCTCTAAATAAATCATCATTGTTCTCATTCTCTTTTGCGAAGAATCTAGAGTCACCGATTCTCTCAAATACATCTACACCTAAGTCATCTTCTATCTCTCTGAACATTTCGGCATATCCTGCTACATTTAAACCAAGCTTCTTAGCAGCAGGGCCATATCTCCATTTCGGATCACCAAACAATGCCCACTCTCCATATATATCTCTTTCAGGAAACTCCTTACGAATGTATATCTCGCCTTGTTCATTTACCCCTGCCCATATTGCTGTATAGTTTCTAGCACCGGCTGGATCAACTACCTGATAACAAGTAAACTCATTCTTATCACTAATATCCGGAAAAGACATATTGTACTTGTTCTTGGTTTCATCTAAAACATTTACCTCTGTATTAAACAAAGGTAATAGTGTTGTCATTGACTTGACTGGCACACCATATGCTCTAACAAGTATCTCTTCCTCTGGAGCTTTCTTCAAGTCCTTTGCTATTCTTTCATATCCACCGAAAGGATTTTCATCAGAATGAAGATAAACTATAGAGGCATCTCTCTCTTTACTATATTGTTTTACAGGTAATGGCTTATTCGATAACAGTTCAGCTTCTCGTGTTTCTAGGGTTTCTGCTCCTTTTAGGTATTCTGATATAAATGGTGTATAACCATCAATCGGAGTAAACCCTATCAGTAGCTTAGAGTTTCTAGTCGCTAGTCGGAATCTAAGAGTGTTTACCAAAGAAGCATCGCCAAGATACTCATCAAGCCATGCTCCTATGTTTTGCCCTTTGGGGTGCTTGAACCCAAATTCAAAACCCTCCAAGATAGTCTGATTGTTTGAGAACTGTGTATAAGTCTTGAAATCAACCCTAGTCCTGGTATCCGGAAAGATAAAAGAACTTCCTGTAAATCCATTCTGCATAGAGAAATTAATATACCCCTCTATACTTTTAGTCTTTTTCTTAAACTCCTTGGGCATCATCTCCCATACTGCCGCCTGCTGAACCTTTACCGAGGTGTCAGCATTCTGTGAGAAGCATACAATGTGGCCATCATAACTATCCATGACTGCCTTCATTACTAACTTCGCACACCCTGTAGTCTTCCCTGATCTATTACCACCTAGTGTTAAACACTCATCGTACTCATCCAAACCATCTCTGATTCTGTTCCAACCCTCCAGGTCAAATCCATATCGGATAGGGTCTTCTACAGATGCTTCAATTCTACCTTCATGAGCCTTGTGGAGTTCTGTTAAAAGTCTAGGGTCTTTCTCACCAAGAAGAACTATCTCCTCGTCAGTAGGTGGTTTAACCAAAGGGTGATTTGTAAATTTAATCTCCATCTTCTTCTGGTTCTGTTTCTTCCTCCCAAATAATATCTAGAATATCGCCTTCCATATCCTCTTTTGTTTCCTTTAATAACATTCTGCCTACCCTGTGATTAGGATAATCATAGAATAAGTCACCATCATCATCCATTACTATGAACATATAGTTTCCAAAGTGTTCGCCTAAATTGCCACGAACCCTATCAAATAATTCATCGTAATCGCTGTTAATCGCCATCTATGTCTATTACCTCACCTTTGATTTTCTTTAGTCTCTCCTTAGCTAACTTAATTGTCTCATCATAGTCATCCTGGGTATATACCTTACGATCCTCAGTAATGTTAGTAGCCTCACCTCTAGCAGTAAGTGCCTCTCTGATTGAGTTAGCCTTAGCTATACTCAACTCCTTCAAATCCCTAAATGTCACCTCCAGCTCTCCATTCTCCATCCTTACTCTGACTGCATCCACCAAGTCTTCCTCAAGACTACTTAGATTCATATAGTTCTTTGCGGCTATAGCTCCTGACATATCCTTGAACTTACCAAAGTAATCAGCATAGTCCACCAATACATTTACCACACTATGCCTATCAAAGCCATACTTCCTGATTAACCTAGTCTGGCTATTGCCCACAGAATACAAATATAGTATCTCGGCTACCTTCTCCGGATTATACCGACTGATGCTCTTCTTCTGCATTGCATCCTTCTTAGAAGCTACTTCTTGAATAGCTTGAGTAATCTCCTTCATGAGTTCCTCTTTTTCCATATTGAAGATATTGGAGTTAATTTACTTGACAGTCAATGTTATAATTAATAAATCTTAATTGGGTGTACATAATGATGTCTCTTGATCATCATATGGGGTAGTTCATTAGCTACACTTCCCCCAAGGAAGGGTGTACTTAAGTATACAGATAAGTAGATAAGAGAAGCCCTTAATGATTTCATCATAGCCCTTACCAAGCCCTTCATAAGCCCTTAATAAGCCCTATGAATGAGCAATTTTTTTAAAGGTCACCTAATGATATATATACATACAGTTTCGCAGGATTTCTGAC